TTTGCTCATAAACAACAAGATCACCGCAAGTCATAAAGGCTTTATCTATCTCACCCACGCCTTTTTCATTACAGGCTTTTTCTATGCTTGTTTCTAAATCTCCACCATAAGATGCTATAGCTTTCATGGCACTTTCTTCATCATGCCATTTTAATTTTTTGGGTATTAAATCTTCGCCTGTAATTTGTTTGATAACGGCATTGCTAAATTTACAACAATCATTCCGCCCCCATACAAAAGGAAAATTATTGTGTTTTACAAAATCATGGAACATTGGTTCCCAATTTGGTAGTTTCTTCATCTTAGATGTACGCCACGATCAGGTTGTTCGTTGTATTCACTTTCACCCCTGCCTAGACCTGCTCCTGCACCACCTGAAGATTTGCCCCAATTTATTTGCTTATCTTGCATAGATGCGACACGGTTAAAACCTGTATCACCTGAGTGTAAGAAATTTTGTGATTCTTTTGTGTATCTAAGGTTTGATGGTCTATCTAGGTCTACCAATCTATTTTCTGCATCTATGGTAACTGTAGAGCCTTCAGGAGTATCGTTTATAACAAGGCTAGTCATTCTACCTTTGAACAGAGTAAGCGTTCCTGCTACCTCATTTGTGCCACCCATAACATATCCCATAAAGATAGTTATAGGTCTATTTTGGTAGTTTTCTGTAAGTGCATAATTGACAATGGTATCATCCATGCCTGAAAGAGAAACAACAACACCATTAGATTTTAATTCTAGGTTATCTTCAGTATTACTTATTGATAGTAATGTGCCTGCACCAGTGTATGTTTCTGAACTAATTGTTAAGTCATCAATGCCTGACCACACTCTTATATCATCAGTGTCAAACTCTGCTTTAACTGCAAAGAATAAGGCTTGTTCGTCTGCACCTAGACGATTTACGATAGAACTATCTAACCCTTGTCTAGTTGCCATTTAGATTACCTCAATACATGAAAAACTAATCCCGTAGTTAGATATTCGGTCTGCTGACCAACTTACCTCATTAGATATGAGTCTAAATGTTCCTTTTGGATTTGTGAATACTGCGTAATGTCCTGATGCTAAATCTGATCTCAACTTGGGTTGTATGGCTACACCATAAAAATCTTTTGCACCGTCTGCCGTAGCAGTTGCATCTTCCGTAACCATTACTATCTGTGTAGGCGTACCTGTGGTGTTTGCAGCCGATTGTATCTGTAAGTAGTCTCCTTTCTTAATCGTGCCACTAGCAGCGTTTGTGGAAGCGAGAAGCGATAATCCAGTTGCACCCTTGACATTGGTTCTAACCTTGCAACTTGCTGTGTTTGATTCTGTGGTAAATGTGCTAGATGTTACAACTACTGTTGCGCTTGTTACAGTAGTTATCTTATGTGTACCGTTGTTATCTTCATTGGTTGCACCTGTAACAACTATAAAATCACCAACCTTTGCACTCCCAAAAGTAGAAGCACCTGCTGTTATGGTTGAGCCACTAAAAGAAAGCGTTACTGAACTACTGTTTGTTCTTAATTCAGATGTAAGATGTCCTGTGCTATATGTTCCTGTGTTTGTTAGTGCATCAGGGTCAGCAAATTTAAAGTGATTTACTGTACCGTTTAATTCTAAAAGAAATGATTGCCATTCAACTGCTTGTGATCTTCGCATTGGTGGTAAAGAAACTTCTGCTGTCCAATAGACACCATCAAACTCTTGTGTTTTTGTTTTACCAGTAAACGGACTTACTGTTGTTCCCACCGTTCTAACAAGCGACCAATTACTTGTAACAAAGTTTGGACTTGTAGGCATTGATATTAATTTAGCCACCTTGTAATGCTCTCCTATAGTTACCACCTCGCATTGCAGCTTCAGCTACAGCGCCTTTTGTTACATCTGCTATCTGTGGCATCATTTTTGTAACCTCTGCCCTAACTGTTGGTACAACACCTGTAGCAAAGTTTACAGATTGATTAACTATGATAGGCGGACCACCCATAGCATTTTTTGTATTCATGTTGTTCATAATTCTACCGCCAGTATCAGGAACAAACATTTCCATTCCTCTTTCACCTACAAGAACTGGTGAGCCTGCTTGTACCTTACCACCACCAGCTTTGGTATTTCTAAATGTAGGCAAAGCATTATTAGTGCCAGTTAAATTAAATACGGAATTTAATATTTCATTAACAACTGCCATTTGTAGGAAAATAGCTATTATTTGACTAACCATACTTTTTGCAAAGTTTTTAAAACTATCCAATGCGTTTTCGCCATCCATCAATGAATTAACAAAATCTGTTGTAAATGCGTTTGACTGATTTATAACAGCTTGTCTTAATTCATCATCAAAGGTAGTTGCTAAATCAGATGATGCTTCTTCTATTTCTTTAAATTTTTCTTTAAGTTGTGGCAAAGTCATTATGCCCATTTGTGCAAATTTTAATTCATTTTCTTCAAATATTTTTCCCAAGTTTGCTTGTGTATCAGTTAGTATTTCTGTATCACCTGCAAGTTTTTTAATCTCTCTTTCTAAAAAAGTAAACTGATTTAACAGTTGACCTTTTTGCATAATATCTTGTTTTTGTTGATCAGTTATCTTAACTGTTTCATCAAACTCAATCATGTATTGGTCTAATAGTTTGCCGTGTGTTGCTCTTAGGTTTTCAAGAACTTTTTGCTGCGCTAAATATTTTTTCTCTCTTGTATCAGGATCGCCACTTGCTCTAGCAGAACGAGGTCTATTTCGCATATTGGCAAGTCTATTTTCAGCATCAGATATTTCTTCTTCAACCAAAGCCAAATCTGATTCAACATTACCAGTTAATACTATTCCTATGCCCTCTCCCCTGCTTGCTGCCATAGCTGTAGCAATATTTTGTGCAAAAGCACCCATTGTATCTGCCATTGATTTTAGCAAATCATCTAAACCGCTTTTGTATAATTGATCTGCTAACTGTTTAAAAGCAATGGTCATGTTTGATGCTTTGGTAGATAGGTTATCCATCTTGGTTTCCATAGCACCACCAAAGGTTTCATTCAAACCTTCAGTAAGTGCTTCAACCATAATTGCAGCACCCTCTGCACTCTTACCAAATTTAGCTATATCATCTTTTGTGAGGTTTAGTTTTCTGCCTAATATTCCTAGAACATCAATACCTCTGTCAGAGATCATGTTTAATTCTTCAAGACCCATACCACCCGATGCTGATCTTTGAACCATTCTTATCAGTGCTTCAAAAGTACCAAGCTGATCTACTGAGACAGATGCCGTGTCAGCAAATGTTTGTAGCATTTCCATGCTAGGCTCTATACCTGCTGATTTAAGTGCTATAAATGCTTTGGTTGCAGTTTCTATTTGGAACGGTGTAGTTTGTGCAAAGGTAAAAACCTTTTCCATTGCTTCGTTACCCTTTTCAATACTTCCAAATACTACATCTAAAGAATCTTTTAAATCTTCAAACTGCATACCAACTTGTGCAACTTTGTTAATTGCTACACCCATTGCAACTAGACCTGCTGTTGCTCCTATTAGCGGACCTTTCAGTTTTGCTATTTTGCCACCTAGACCGCTTGCACCTGCGCCAAATGCAGCGCCACCTGCTGCACCAGTAGTCTTTATTTTGCCTTCTATTTTATTTAGTTCGGCTTTAAGCTGTTTAGTATCAGCTTCAATCTGTATGACTAGCTCATCTATCTCAGCCATTAGTCAGGGTATAACTCCATAAGGTCATCTAGTTCTGCTCTATCCATAGGTTTTTCTTGCTCTGTTGCATTAAACTGTTTAAAACCTTTTATAGCTAAATACATCTCTCTAGGTGATAAATCCCAAAAGTCCATAGGGCGCATATTCATCATACCAACACATATCATATAGAAGTCTCCCCAATTGATAGGTGGCGTGTGTTCATCTACTCTATTGCTTTTTTTTTATCTTCCTCGTCTGAGTCATTGTCGTTTAAGGTAGATACCAAGAGTTTGGCTACCTCTGTAGAAGCAGTAACAATACCTACATCAGATATTATTTGCCCTACTTTCTTTTCATCAAAGTCGTTACCACCACCCCTAAGGGCATAGCGTAATACGACTAATAATGTTCTTATGCGAACTTTAGCTTGTGCAATGTTCTGTGCAAGTTCAAGAATCCCTGTGTCTAGTTCATCCTCAATCTTGACTAAGCTGTCTATTGTTAATCTAGCACTTATAGGTTTCAGAACCTAATGTTACTTCAATCTGACCCTTGAGTGGGTTTGTCATCTGACTTCTCCTTTGTTGGGCTTGCCATTGCAAGCGTGATTTTTAACATATCATCTCTCTCATCAACCACATAGGATTTGATTGAGATGTCTTTACCATTAACCTTAACACTCTTACCGATTAATACATTAGGCATATCTAATTGATCGCCCTGCATCATACCTGTAACAGTGTTTTTTTCAGCTTTGACCTTT